TCCACAAGGGATTTGGATTAAACGAATATACAGCATATGCGTTGCATAAGGGATATAATGTAATTCATGTTCCTGGTGGAAATGGTGGAGAGTCAGAATCTGTTAAATCTAAAGGTAATCGTATAGTAAATGGCATAGCCCAACGGGGAAATGATTTTTATATACCACTTACAAGAGAAGTATTAGTAATGCGTGAGCATTCAAGAATGGGACAAGCATAAATCCACAATAGGAGGTAAAAGTAATGGCAGTTGATACAAGTAAAGCAATCCACAAACAAGCACCTAAGATGACAAAGGCAGAGAAAACAAAATACGTTAAGGACATGAACAAGTTAAAATATGATAAGCCTAATAATAGCGTAAAGGATGCTAATAAGTAAGATATCTTGAACAAAGCCCCCCCCATCTAGAAAAGACATTAACCCCCACATGACAAAGAGAGCAAATAATAAAGCCCACATGTGAGGGTTACTTTAACCCCCAAAGGAAGAGGGGGTGGCAAGCCGAGAGAGGGGGAGGTATCAAAGGATTTTATATCTTGTATGGGTAAAGATATACCCCCCCCCATGGTTAAAAAACTACGGAGATTTTGAAAAACAAGATATAGGGGTGTTGATTTTTTACATACACGATTTATACTACATTTGTGCGATTTATTAACGGAGCATAAAAATCTCCGTAAAATTGGAGGGATACAAAATGGCTGGGAATAAGAGAAAAATAATAGTAGATGATACCCAACCAATAGAATCACAGGCATCTGAGAACACTCAAGAAGTAGATGTACAAGAAGAGAAAGTTGAAAATGGCGGGGATAAGAAAAAGCCCAAAAGAATCAATCAGACAGAGACAATAAAGACTCATGAAGGATATCCATTAACAGAACAAGAAGCAAGATTTATAGATGAATATTGTGTACATGGTAATGGAAGACAAGCATATATAGCAGCATACCCAAATACAAGCCCAAAAAGTGCCACACAGAACGCCCATAGGCTCATAAGCAAAGATTATATCATCTCGGAAATCAACTACAGATTGGAAATGGCACGACAGGAGAGCATTGCAACAGCCTCAGAAATCATGAATTACTTCTCGGCTGTAATGAGGGGAGAGATAAAAGACCAATTCGGGATGGAAGCACCACTTTCGGAGAGGACAAAGGCAGCAGTAGAGTTAGCGAAGAGACAGATAGACATACCACAAAGGCTTGCTGACAATAAACCCCCCGAAATCAAGATTACCCTTGATTGGGGAGGGAATACAGATAGTAAGATGCCTACAGTTGCAGAAGTGCTAGGCGTTGATACAGCAAGTATTCTTAAACAAATAGATGGCGATAAAGGAGATGACACAGGAGATGAGTGATGGCATTGGAGTATCACTCGACAACTGTGTTATTCCTATGTATAAACCCGTATTAAAAGATGTATTAGGGCATGGACATACACACTATGTCGGGGCAGGTGGAAGAGGTAGTACAAAGAGTTCGTTCTATGGTGGGATTTGTATCCCACTTCTGATAATCAATAATCCTGGGGTACATGCAATATGTTTCCGTAAGGTAGGTAATACCATACAGAACAGTATATATTCACAGGTAGTGTGGGGCATATATAAACTTGGGCTTGAGAGCCTGTTTCATATCCCAAAGACATATAGCACACCCATAGTCTATATACCTACGGGACAGCGAATCCTGTTCATGGGTATGGATGACCCGAATAAAGTAAAATCAGTCAAACTTCCGTTCGGATATATAGGCATTACGTGGTGGGAGGAACTTGACCAATTCAGTGGCGAGAATGAAATCCGTAAGGTACTTCAGTCTACCATGAGAGGTGGAAATCTGTTTTGGGACTTTAGGACTTTCAACCCTCCTATCAGTAAACTCAATTGGGCAAATGAATATGCTGACGATGTAGAGTTTAACAGCCCGAATACTCTTGTCACAAGAAACTCATATCTTGATGTTCCACTTGAGTGGTTAGGCGAACAGTTCATAGAAGAAGCCGATGACCTAATGCAGAAGAATCCAAGAGCATATATACATGAGTATCTTGGAGTAGCCATTGGAACAGGTGGAGATGTATTCCCGAATGTAGCCGATATGGATATGTCCGTTGAGGTTGAGACCTCACAGGGTAAAGCACCTATGTGGACAACCTTTGACCATATTTATAACGGAATCGACTGGGGATTTGCCCGTGACCCGTTTAGGTTTGTAAGGATGCATTTTGATGCTAAGAAGTTAGACTTGTATATATTCTCCGAATATAATACATTAAAAAAGAGAAATGAAGTTGTATTTCATGAACTCTATGATGAGTTGAAACTAGTAGATAGAAAAGAACAGGTTATTGCGGATAGTGCCGAGGAAAAATCGGTAGCCGACTTTAAAGCATATGGTGCGTTTATCAGACCTGCTGATAAAGGTCCAGAGAGCGTGCGATATGGCATTAAATGGTTACAGGGTCTTAACCATATCTATATAGACAGAAGAAGATGCCCTTGCACTTGGTTTGAGTTCAGTACATATGAGTATGAACAGGATAAGGATGGTAACTTCATTTCATCTTATCCCGATGCAAACAACCATTGTTTGATAGGCTCTACACTTGTGGATACTGTGGACGGTCAAATCCCGATAGAAGAATTGGTTGGCACAGAGGGTAAGTTGTATGCCTATGATATAGAAACAGGGGAACAAGTAATTGCCGACTATACTAATTGCCGACAGACCTTTGAAAGCGCTGAAATATGGGAGGTTGAGTTAGAAGACGGTACAGTTGTGGAATGTACGTATGACCATCCGTTTTTGACACGAAATAGAGGATACGTTCAAGCCTGTGACCTCACAGAAGACGATGATATTGTGGTAATTGATATTGATACGGTGTGATATTATATGCTATACTATAGTTCAAGGAGGGCTATAGTATGGCTGAAAAATATCAATGGTACAATGGGATAAGATTCACAAGAGATGATGAGACAGGATATTATTTAAACTCCACAATACATAAGAGGATGCATGTATATGTGTGGGAATGTATACATGGTAACATTCCAAAGGGCTACGAGGTTCATCATAAAGATTTAGACCGTTCTAATAATACAATAGAAAACTTACAACTATTGACATCGCATGAACACAAGTTAATTCATGCCGAAATGCTTACAGATGAGCAAAGAGAGTGGCGAAGAAATAATCTTGCTATTAATGCAAGACCCAAAGCATCTGAATGGCATAAATCTGAAGAGGGAAGAGCCTGGCACAAAGAACACATGAAGAATTGCCAAGAGTCTCTTCACAGAAGGATAGAAAAGCCTTGTATTAATTGTGGAAAAGTGTTTTTAGGCGAAATTAAGTCTAAATATTGTTGTAATAACTGTAAATCAGCATACAGGCGTAAGCAATCAGTTGATTTGATTGAGGCTACCTGTGTTGTCTGTGGAAAGTCTTTTATGACAAGTAAATATGTAATGGCTCAATGCTGTTCTCGAAGTTGTGGAGCAAAATTAGGACATATGAAATGAAAATAAAAAATGTGAGAAAAATAAACAAAAAAGCACCTGTTTATGACTTGGAAGTTCCCAAATGTCATAATTTTAGTGTGCAAAAAGGTATAATTGTCCACAATTCCATAGACGGCACTAGGTACGCATTACAGAAGTATTGGTCAAGAAAGGGTAACTAAAATGGGTTCAGTTGGAAGAAGTCCAAGAGGTACAGCACAGCCAATTTCACAAGGAACAGGTAATTCTGAAGAAATTTATTCAGATGTAGATACACGTACTACTCCAATGTCCGATGAGGACATTAAACAAGTGAGTGATGATTGGAGTACAGCATATTTTCAGACAGGTAATGCGTTTGCCATTAATGATGCACTTAGAAAAAATGCAAAAGATGGCATATCTATTGAAGAGACCTTAAGAAAAAGGGGAAGAGATGATGAAGAGATTCAAGGTTCACTGAAAACCATTGAAACAATGGATAGGAATATGCGACCAACAAATAAAGAGATGAAGTTGTTACGTCTCACAGATAAGTCTTATATACGGGATATTTTCGCTAATGCTAACGTATCTTCTAAAGTAGCAACAGCCGTGGATAATATCAGAATCAGTGGAAACTTAGGTGCAAACCAAGAGGAATATCTTAAGGAACTCAATAGTAAACTTTCGGGATTGAGGATAAAAGAGCACGGCTACATGTCATGTACATATAACTTATCTCTGTCTGATGCAGTATTTATGAGTAGACATATTGCGCTTGATATAACAGCACCTCAAGGAACAAGAGGAATGTTCAGTCCCACAGGTCATGAATCTGAATTTGTTGGTGCAAGAGGGTCAACTTATGACATAACAGGGGTGCGTTTTGATAATAAATTGCATAAATTGGTGCTTGAAGTAAGAATGAATGTATAATTTTTGAAAAAATTTCAAAAAAGTATTGACAAACATTATATATTATATTATGCTTGACATGTACCACAAAGAAACAAACACTTGAAACACTTAAAAAAGGAGAACCGATATGAAGAAAACTTACCTCTATAGCGAAGATAAATACAGTGGACAGGTTGTTATAGTTTGTGAGTCTGAAGAGATTGAACAGCATGAACTACTTAATCCCGAGCAAGTACAGTATCTCTATGATGAGCCTTTATACAGAACATACATGGCAACTTGCTATACTGTAAAGATTTATTACCACTACGAGGACGTTGAGAATAGAGAGAACAATCTTCTTGCAGATTGGTACACTTACGACAAGAACGAAGCAAATCAGTTGTTCAAGGATGCTTTAGTATTTGTAAAGTGATAAAACATTTGAAAAGTTGTTGTATCTATAATAACTAAGGAGGATAATATGAGAAAGAATATTCATAAGCCTACCAAGGCTGAAAGAGAACAAGCAAAGGAAAGATTCGTTGCAACAGGTGCTGGGATTACTATACTGAATCCTAAGAAGACCAACAATACTGTAAAGAAAGGTAAATAATTATGGCTGAAGAAAAGGGAGTATGGAGAACCATACGGGGAACAAGAATATTCATTAAAGATGGGGAAGATTTTGAGGAGACCCTTGCCAAGAGATTTGAAGAGAAGAAAGAGCGTGAGATAGCAAGAAATAAGGAAGAGGCTGATAAACTTAATGCTCAGAAGAAACCTAAAGCAACCGAGGCAACTCTCCGTGCTAATGCAAAGGCTCTTGGGCTTAATTTTGAAGAAATTGGTAGAAAGCATATAAAGGAATTTGAGAGAAAAAGAGACCTCTATAATAATACCCCATCTGAACAGGTTGATAAGCGAAATGAGTTAAGGGATTGGCTTATTCGTAGTCAAGATACTTATCATATTTATAAGAAAGTGCTCAAGTAAGGAGTAATATATGCCCGTAAGAAAAGTAGGAAAAGACTGTTATCAATGGGGCACAAGTGGCAAGGTGTATTGCGGAAAAGGTGCTAAAGAGAAAGCCGAGAAACAAGGCAGAGCGATACGGTCTACAGGTTGGAAAGAGGATAAGAAAAAGAAGTGAATATAGTGCATTTTTGCCCATCAAAACTTGCAACAGGTGGCACAGAGGGCATCCATCATTTAGTGAGTGAATTAAACAAATGTGGTGCTAATGCGAAGATTCTTTATGTGGGAAGTTCAGATGACCCACAACCTAAAGAATACAGTGAATATAACTGTCCTTTTATAACGGAGTTACCGAAAGATTATGAAGGGACAGTTATTTTTCCCGAGGTTTGGGGAAATAATGTGATTGAGCCAAGATATCGGGGCATGACCACTGTAATCAATTGGCAAGGTATTGATGTGTATTATTGGAACAATCCGGTAAATACGCAGAAGAAGTTTTTACAGAATAAGAGCACAATTCATGTTACCATGTCAGAATATGGTATGGAACATCTTAGGGGATTAGGACTCAATCCTTTAAAGATACCCGATTGCATCAATAATGATTTCTTACAGGACTTTACGGAAGAATATGACCGTTCCAACACTGTTTTATATAATCCCGTTCCTGTAAAGATGACAAACTTCCAAGAAACAGTGATGGCACGATGTGTAACTGAGTTAGGGATTAAGTTTAAGCCCATAAAAGGGTATACGAAATTAGATTTAATAGATTTGTTCCGACACAGTAAATTATATATTGATTTTGGCGTATTCAGTGGGCGAGAAAGACTTCCGAGAGAGGCTGTAATGTGTGGTTGTTGTATCTTGACAAGCAATAAAGGTACAGCAAAAGCATATTTAGATAATGCAATTCCCGATAAATATAAGATTGAAGATGTTGACACAGCAATTCAGATGATTCGCTACATCTTGAAGAATTATGAGGTCTGTAAATCTGATTATGTTGATTATCAGAGGTTAATGCACAAAGACAAAGAAGAATATCATGCGCAAGTAGAGGAGTTATATCATGCGATTCTCAATAATAATCCCAGCCCATAATTCGGAATCCTATATTCGTAGGGGGCTTGATAGCATAAAATCACAGACATTCAAAGATTATGAGTTAATCGTTATCTGTGATTCATGCACTGACCAAACTGAGGCTGTTGCAAAAGAGTATGGAGCAATTACTGAAAGAGTTGGATTTGGAAGAGACGGACTCACTAGAAATCAAGGACTGTCCCATGCACAAGGTGATTGGGTACTCTTTATGGATGATGATGATTGGTGGCTACACGAGTATGTGCTTGAACAGTTGGATAAAAAGTTGACAGAATCTCCCAACATTGATGTACTGTGTTTTTCCTTTATCTTCAAGGGATGGAAATACGCAACACCACTTGGAAACAGAGGAAATCATTGGACAGCCGTGTGGAATAAATGTTGGAGAAGAGATTTTATTCAAGGGTGTAAGTTTTCAAATGAATGGTCTGTTTCAGATGTTACATTCCATAGACAGGTGTTTGCGAAGAATCCTATAGTATTAGATTGGGACATGCCAATGTATTATTATAATTACTTGAGAAAGGGAAGTATCTCAGAAAGAGACCATCACGGGATACCAAAAGAGTAATGGCAAAATATATGATACATGCATATCCTAAAAGGATGTGGTATGTTGAGAAATTTTTAGTCCCTTCAATGCTAAAACAAGGCATTGACAAGGACAATATAACTATATACAATGATAGTGAGAAAAAGGGCAACTTACGGGCATGCATGACTGCCTTTGCTCATTGTCAAGGTGACGGAGGTACATGGCATTTACAGGATGACGTGTGCATCTGTAAAGACTTTAAGCATCTCACAGAGGTTCATGACCACGGACTTGTTTGTGGATTTAGTAGTGAGATGTATGATGGAACAGGAAAGGTTGGAGAAGTTACCGTAGATAGAATGTGGTTCTCTTTTCCCTGTATCCGTATTCCCGATGAATATGCAAGAGATTGTTCTAATTGGGTATTTAATTATCTTATAGGCAATATGGCATATAAAAGATATTGGGAAGATGGAGTAAACGATGATTGGGCATTTAGAGCCTATATAAAAGACCATCATAAAGGAGAAACAGCCTTAAATCTTGCACCTAATATAGTAGACCACATTGATTATCTTATAGGTGGTGGAAGTAGGCGACAGAGATTGAAACCGTGCCGAGCACAATATTGGACGGATGGGGATAATTCGGTACTTGAGTTGGAAGAACAGTTACACCAACTTTGATATAAATGTATACATTTAAAGGAGAATAACAGAAATGGGAGCAACAGGAATAGTTATACCTAGACCAGGCAGTGCAAGAGGACGTATACAATATGAGCCACTTGCTGGTAGGGTAAGCGATTTTGAGAATGGCTTTAGAACAGGTGAAGTTAATTCTGATATCGAGCATGGTGCACTGTATGATGCACAAGGAAATCCCATTGTGGGTTATAGAGGACAG